ATTGAAGGATATGCAGCTAGTAGAGGTCTACCTAATGTTGTAGATCCGAATGTTCCAGATGATGCAGCAGATGCTGATGGAGATACTCCACAGAATTGGTTGGCTGCAACGTTTAATGATGGTACTAATCAGGATGAACGAGTTCTTGATGATATGATCACAGAGAATAATTTGGCACCATATCCTTTTGAAAATGATGGTGCTAATCCTGATACTATGTATCCTGGTGGGGCAAACCAATTAGAAGGTTTGGAGTACCATGATTTGGTTAATATATTTGAAACAAACGTTACTGATGGTATAGGCATTCAGCGTTTGAAAGGCGGTATGTTCCCTTGTGGACTGATCGCTTTGCATTGGACACCTTCTAGTGCTACAGCAAATTTAGTTGTTCAGATTGATTTGGTACCTGGACATCACAGAGGTTATCTTTGTGAACCAATGACGGAGATGTGATTGCAATGAGTAATGCTATATCACCGGAAGCAGTCAAGAGTGTGGTTAGCGCTGCTAGCGTTCTAAATCACCTCCGAAACAATAGGATTGAATATCTGGCTTTGACAATTCTATTACATCTTGTAGGAGCGACTAACTACGCTTTTGACAAAGTTAGCGGGACGTGTATTTAATGGCTAAATATAATTATGGAAAGACATTCAAGAAGAACGGTAAGCTCGTGCGTTACCGTTATACAAACAAAAAGAAATCAACCAAGAAATTGGTCGCTGTAAAGAAGTCGCGTAGGTGATTTTTTGTTGCCTGCTTCTGGAGCCGAGTCATATAATGATCATATGGCTAGGAAGTTTTTGGATAAATGGGATCCATCCCATCAATTGCGAAGCGAATTTGAGCGAGATTATGATATGAAGGAAATTCGTGATGGTATGCCTGGACCTACCGGACCTTCGTTTTATGAGAAGCATAAGGATACTGCTTCTGCACTTGGTCGATTTGTAGCTGATGCTGCAATACGTTATCGATTTGGAATATTAGGCGTTTTATCGATAGCCATTTGGGATTCTGTTGATGATTGGGTTTTATCACAATTGCCAGAATGGACCGAACCTTGATATAGTTCTTGTATACACCGTGTATACATGGCGAATCTATATTGGAGAGTGAAAGTGAACGGAAAGTGGACATTTAGGGCGGCCGATTGGTCCGTCGATTTGTGTTCACACTGTTATCACGTCAAAGTATTACCTTTTACGGACGACAGCGGAGATGAGTTGAGCATTGATGATGCTGTCTGTCCCGTGGAGGAATAGATATGAATAGAAAATGTGAAAGATGTAAGACGGTAACTATGATTGATAGTTTTCACAGAATATGTTTTGATTGTTTCTGCGAGCTGGATATGAAAGCCGTAGAAGAAGAAGAGTTTCAACGATTTTTGAAGGAGGAAGAGGAATGATGGGAGGATATTATCGAGCGGGTGATCGCATAGGATGTGCGGTTGAACCCAGAGGTCATTCTTCTTTGAAGAAGTCTGGAGTATTAAACAGACAATGGTGTTTGAAGTGCGGCCATCGATGTTGGGTATACGATGGTGGTGGATACAAGTGGATTCATACAAAGCACCTTTTGTGATGCATTTGGCAGAATCTTCATAATACCGACGGCCTCCGGTGGCGGTTAAGCGGCATCGAGATTTGTGCGTGTGGGGCCTGACCCTACCAAGCATATCTCGTAAATCGGGACAACTGTGCTCCGTCAAGTTGTGGCCTCCGGCCGGGCATAGTGATGCCTTGGGAACCAAGCAGTACTTGGGTGCTCAAGCCAAGAATTAAAAGGGGAACCCTATACCCCTCATTCTATGGCATATCGAAAGAGCAAGGGTAAAATGACCCGTAGATCTAAGAAAACAGAACCGGCAGCAATGACTTTGACTTTTGCTACTCCGAGTTCTACAGCAGGTGTGACAGTTAAATCATTTATTGATTTGTCACAAGTGGCTAGTTTAGTTAACAGGCGATTTTATCGACAGGGTATTAATTGGGCTGTAAGCGGATTTAAAGTATCTTCTTTGAAGGCCGGTACAGTTACACTTGGAAAATTACCTACTACTTGGGTAATGTCTAATGCTTGGGAAAAAGGATTTAGATCATGGCAGAGAATGAATGATGAAGCTCTTGCAGAGTCAGAAAGTGTGAAACCTAGATTTTTAGATTTTAAAATATATGCTAATTCAGACCATCATGCGGCTGGATTTGGAGCGAATTTGCTCCCTATCAGTTTTGTTGGTTCCGGTGCAGTTGCAGGACAATGGGAATCATCAAAGTTTGTTATTCCCCGTGGTACGGATGGTGGAGCCGCCCATGGCGATACTGTTAATCGTGAGATTATTGCAGTTGGTCCTAATTATCCTGGCGCAGGTGCATCTACTTTTGATGCTGTTTCTTTAATTGAAGGATATGCAGCTAGTAGAGGTCTACCTAATGTTGTAGATCCGAATGTTCCAGATGATGCAGCAGATGCTGA